ATCTTAACGTGCTGATCGTCTTTCTGTAGCCAGCGCTCTTTGTCGCGGCACATGTGAGCAAAGATTGTGCGTTCTTGCTTAAAGCTTTTGCCACAATACTCACACTTAAAACTCACTTCATCAATGCCTTAATCTCTTTGTCACTCAAGCCATGCTCTTTAAGCAGTGCTTTGACATCATCTGGTTCTTGCATTGCAATTAACATTTCAATTTCATCGTTATTAAAGTGCGGATACATATCCTCGTAAAAGCTAAACAGTTTAGGATTCTTGCTTGTATCCTTCTTTTTCTTCATAGGCTTGATCCATTGATGGTACTGTGCAGTCCCAATCGCGCCACACTGCATAAGTCGCCATTGTAAGTCAGGATGCTTGCGCATGTCATTAAAATGCACATTGACTAACTCGTTCATCATTGTAAGATAATGTTCGTTAATTTCCACAACGTTGCTGTTAGTCGTTGCTGCATAGCGCATCAAGACATACATGCTAAGACCTTTTTTGTCTTCTTCGCTTAGATTGTCATACCACTTAAAGTTGCGCTTATCGAGCGCTGACATTTCTTCTTTAATCGTTGGCATTTTTCTTTACCTTTATGTTGTTGATTTTTGAACCACCACATTATTCTAATATTATACGGTATATAGATGTGTCCGTCAAATGTTTCAAGTACACCAGGAAACATTGATGCTCGCAGTGAAACTATACTACCTGTAGGTCCTGACATTGGCTGTGCGCCAATTATATCATTAGCTATGATGTCAGGCATAACACGGCGGCTGCGGTGTCATCTGACATCACATATACTCTAACAGGAAATCTATATTCAAGTGAAGTAAACACTACCATAAGTCACCAATGTCCATAACATCAGGTACTTTATTTGTTTCTTTGACAAAAAAAGCACACTCTGCGCCAGGTTTGTCACTTAGCGGCACTGCTAACAAATGCCCTTGCTTTAGCTTAGGGAAGTGCCATTTAACTTCACTATAGATGTTTACAATTTCAATTTTTGGGTAGCTAGGCATGTAGCTTGAGATTGGGTTGAGGGCAAAAGCTGTAAAGCCTCTATCATTTAAACTTGTGATTGGAATTACTTCTGGTTCGCCCACTTCACTGTCGCATATAATTAGGCTCCAGTCAATTGGCATCTTAAACGTAGCTTCACCTATTTGCAGTACGGCAGCTGGTGCATTAAAGATTTCTAGGAACACAAGCGGCATAAAGTAGTAGTCAGGATTATGTTTGTCACTATAATCTAACACACAATAGCGGATGTCGTCAATCTCTTCAGGTACAAAATCCAGCTCATAAGTTTCGTTGTCGCTGGTTAATATTTTCATCTCTTTTTAGCCCTTTGGTTGTTGAACCCTACGAATAAATCAGTTTGCTTGCGCATGTCTTCTCGCCAATTTACTTTTGTAATCTTGAACGGATACTGTGCTTTTTTGTAAAACTTCTTCCTCTCTGTGAGGTGGCGCTTGCTGAACTTGGCACTAGATGTAAAGTCGTAAATGTTGACAAAATCTTTGTCTTCAGCTTTACGCAATCCACGTCCAATACTTTGGATAACGCGGATAAAACTCTTACCTGGTTCAATTAGCACCATGTTAAATATTCGGGGTACGTTAATTCCTACAGACGCAACGCCGTAGGTGGCGACAATAATCTTATTGTCCTCCTTTGAAATCTCTTTATAGTGACCTCTGCGATCTTCATTCTTCATCTCACCGCTAACAAATACTGTGCGGTCTTCAGGAAGTCGCTCTAGTAAACCACGACCTGCTTTGACACGATCAACTAGTACAAGGGTGTTACCTTCTTTAGCAATTGCAAGGATCATTGCTGCCATATAATCTAGGCGGTCATCGTCTGTAGTGAGGTAACTCATTTCAGACTGATAGTTGTCGTAAAATACAGTATCTTGCATTTGAATGACATCAATGTGACAATTGCTTAATACACCGTCGTCCTGTAGCGTTTTAGCTGCAAGGTCGCCTACAACTGGTCCTAGACTAATTGTCAATCCAATCGCAGCGTGTTCTTCTGGCGGGACTGTTCCTGTTAAACCCCAACGTATTGGGATATTTGAGAATGGACCTGTCAGTAGCTTTGTAAGTACATCAGCTTTTGCGCCGTGTGCTTCGTCTACAATAACTGCCATTACTCCATCTGCAAAGTCCTCAAGTGACCAGTCAGTTTTTCCTTCACGGAAATTCTTATGTATGATCTCTAAGCTTTGCCATGTACAGATGGTGTGTGTTCGACCGTAGTCTTTTCTATCACCAAAATACACACCAACGTCAAGTCCGAGGTTGATGTAGTCTTCTTCTGTTTGTGTAACTAGCCCTTTGTTTGGAACAATAACGATAGTGCGGGCGCCGCCATTTGTTCCTGTTGCTAGCTTGTGCATCACTAGCTGCTCATCAGTCATGCATGTTTCTACAAGATTACTAAGTGCGGCAGTAATTAAAGTTTTACCAGCGCCTGTCGCGACTTCCTGCACACTTTTTTGATTGACAAGAAAGTTATTGATAATTTCAACTTGATAATCACGCAACACAACAGGTTGCCCTGCTATAGGGTGATCCTCTGGCCATACTTTATGGTCAAAGTGTGTGTTTGTGATTGTATCTAGTTGTAGTTGAAACGCTAGGCGTCCGTCACTCAACGTAACGTCGTACCCGCTCTCAATCAGATCGGGTACAATCTCTTCAAGTAAATTGCTATATGTTTTGCCGCCTATTGCGAAGTAATGTTTCTTACCGTCCCATCGGCCCATTTTATACGCAGGCACATGATACGCACTTGGTATCATGTACGAAAATTTATCATAAAATTTACGTCTATCTGCAGTTGCTAGGCCATGGATTTTGCAATTAACTTCGTCAAGCAGTTCGATTTTTGCTTCCATATGATTAATATACACTTTTTATCTATAGATGTCAATGGTTTAGTGCCATTGGAGTATATTTATCACAGATGAGTACGGGCCGAGCTACTGCCCGACCCGTTAACTAACCAGAGACGCAAAAATGGAAAGGAGATAGTTACTGGCTAGTTATTCTTTGAGACGCCAACCTGTGGCATCTGGTACTTGTTCAAACCCATGCTTCTCACGGATTTTATCGTATTCTAGTTCTACTACAGCTTTGCGCACTTCTTTCCGTCGCGCTTCATACTTGCGCATGTAACTGTCGAGTTGACTCTTTGCTTCAACTGCTGATTTATGATCAATTACTTCAACTAATTCAGGAACGTCCGGTCCTTCATCTAGCATTACTTCGGCAATTCGGTCAATCAATGCTTGATTAATTGTCATAATTTTATCTGTCATATGTTGTTCCATAGTATCATTTTAGCACAATCTGTGCCAAAGTCAAGCCATTAAACCGCCAGCCGCGCCATTGTCATTACTTCATAATCACGGAACCTGAAGCGTGTAACACTATGGCTACCAGCTGGATACTCCCGTTTGTAATCTATTGTGCTTTTAATGCCTACTCGTTTAAAAACGTGGTATACCCAATAACCAACTTCAGAGTGCCGTAACACTTTATTATAAACATTCATCTGACATGTTTCTTCATTAAAATAAAATGAGCAGTGCTTTTGAACATACTCATCTAGATTTGGACCATGTCCAAATACATTATCTGCATCCATTGCAGAGCTTAAATCTGTAAGCTCGTCATAAGACTTACTGATGAGTGTCATCGTCATACTTTGCCTCTAGCACTACCGATAATCCAAGTGTTATCGTAATACGAGCCTTTGACGTCAACTTTATAACGGACGCCGTCGCTTACTGACTCACCTTGCTCTAATAGGCGGCGAAGGAAGACCGCAGGCTCCATATCCGCAACTCTTATAGCTTGCTCTAAGGTCTCGCAATAAGCGGTAGTCCGCTCTTTGCAATCACGGACACGATACTTCCATTTGAATCCAAATATACCCATTAAGATCTCCTTTGCTTACTTCTAGAGTCTAAGGTAAAAGGCATTGGTTGTCAATGCCTTTTACCATTTATGTAGGTTCTTCGTTCAATTTAACACGGTTGAACATCGTCTCCTGGCAACCAGTAAAGTCATTCACTTCGTGCTTCTTGACTGTGCCAACAAACGTAATATCAGTATCAACAATACGCTTTGCAGTCTCGCTCATCTTATCGTTCATGAAAAACTTCGCAAGTTTGCCTTCAGTTGTGTAAACTGTTGCAAGGTGGATGCCGTACTTTGGAATATATTTGATATCCTTGACGCGCCCAGAAATCTTTAGGCGTTCTTTGGCGATGCCAATATAGCCTTTCATGCTATTGTCGCGATAGAAGTTGCTCATCTCGATGCGCTTTGCGCTGATGCGGCGGCTGTTAGGCAAGCTGCACACCATGGCTAGCTCTTTGTTAACATCAACTGTATCTTTACTAAACAAATTGCTCATCTGCAAATTAAAGTCGTTAATGCGTCCGTCCTTGCCTTGTTTGATAAGGTCGTCAGCAAGCTTATCCATAACCAGGATTTCATCGAAGTGATTGAAGATTTCGGTCGCCTTCGCATAGTCATCAGCAGTAGGCTTGAACTTTACAGCTTTAGGATGCTGATCTTCTGGCATTTTGCCATTCATAACACGCAAGGTAAGCATGACAGTCTGACGATTGTCATCAACACGGTTTTCGGTTTCCTGATCGTAGTAACTACGACCAGACTTCACAAATCCTTGAATGCGGTCAACTGCAACAGCGGTTGCAAGAGCGTCCATAAGCGGATAAGATTCTATTGTACGTTTATATTTCATTTTCTAACCTTTTGTTTCTGACTGATTATGAATTACAGTTTAGCTGACTTTGGTGTTGCTGTCAATCGTTAAATATTGTAACACGGTGTCCGTTGCCAGGGCTAATGCCACGCCAAGCAACGAGCTCTTCATCTGCGTCTTCAGAAAACTCACACTTATTAATCAAAAACATACGGGTGTCATTTGTTTTGCGCGAGCGGATGTAAAACGCTTGCCCATCAAATCCAACCAGTTCAGATGCTTCTCCAATAAACGTGTCAGTTTCTTTGTCGTATGTAAAGTGGCTTGAGCTGTAGGTGCGCATTATACTTCTCCCTTGCATTCCGCTGAAATCTTCCAAATTTCGCTGCTAAGGTTATATGCCAGTTTCACCCTAGCAAGCATCATTTCTCTGATTTCATCGCCGCTTTCATCAATTTGCTCTAAGAAGTATTCTTCGGTGCAATCGACATCGTTACGAAAAAACTCTGTAACAGTTGCATAAATCAGCGACGCGGAATATTTGTCGCCGAATGCGGACATTGCTAGTTCAAAGCCGCGATCAAAATCACTATCTGTAATATTCATTTATACTTCCTCAACTTCTGTGCCGCTTGCGAAACGCAACAGTTCTGCCGCAAGCAGGGCTGCATCTTCACGTGTGAGTTGGATAAAACCAAACCCCAATGGAGTGTCTGGACCACGTGGCAAGCCGCGCTGGGTCACTTGGACCTTCCGGCCGCTTGGGCCACCGCTAAAGCGTGTCTGGGTGATGTTTGCAGTAACTGGGCGAAGTGTTGTTGACATAGTAGTTCTCCTTTGCTTACTCCTAGACTATAAGCGAAGTGTCTTACTTTGTCAACAGAAAAGTGACATTAATCTAAACTAATATCTTCCATGCCTGCTGTTCGCAGTTTGGTGATGTTGTTGATTTGGAACGATTTATTATCTAAGCCCTTCATAATGGCTAGATATTTGTTGCGCACAAGTGCAAATTCATTGATCAAATGTTCCATGTCAATGTATTCTTGGTCGCCCTCCGCAAACTTGTCTGCGTCGCGACTGCTTAACACTTTGTTGTAGTGTTCAAGATACTTGCGATACTTGCTGCGATGTATTTTGCGCAGTTCAATGTTAAGATACTCAAGGATGGCTTCAACTTCTTGTAGCTGCCCAAAGCGGTAAGCCACATCGCCAGGAATGCGCTTACTGTTGGCTTCGAGATTGCCATTCAAGAATGTTTCGCCTCTTGCATCCGCAAGTTCTTTTTCGTAAAAGCTAATTGCTGGTACAATGTTAGCCAGATCATCTTTTACTTTGTTGTACCAGCCTGCCATTAATCTTCCCGCCTATCATAAAAATATGTAAGGTCAGGACCTGTAATTGTGTACGAACCCTGGCCTAATTCTTCAAGTAAAAAGTCTGCTATTTTGATGATTGCATCAAGTAAAGTGCTTGGGTCACGTGGAAATCTAGGATAGTTGATAAGCTTGACAGCGAATCCGCTTTCCATACCATATTTGTAAACGTAGTCTGTTTTGGTAACAGAAACACATTCGCCGCGCGTCACATATGATTGCAATAGTTGCATAGCATGATCATAATTGCCAGCCATGTACAATGTATGTTCACATGAGTCAGATATTTGGAATTTACCTGCCACTTACTCGTCCCATTCCTCAAAATCAGTATCTATCTCAAGTCCATTTTCCTCAAGGAAGGTGCGCATTGCTTTGTCAAATATATCACAAACACCAGACAGATCGTTACCTGTTACGCTAAGGTCAACAAGTCCTGCCTCGTCAATATTTGTTATAAATTGTTCTGCTGCCTGCTTTTGATCTTTAACAGGTACATAGTTTTTAATGCCTGCCCAAAGTTCAACAAGGGCAATAGCATCTGAAGTGTGTAGTGTCATTTATTTCTCCGTTATGGTTTTTGATAGTTGTATTCTAGCGTCAAGGGTATGTTAAGTGTAGTTAGCCCTGAGTGGCGAAAATCTAGTTCAATTACATGATAATTCATATGTATAACCCTTACGCGGTATTGACCAGCAGGCATGTTGTGTGCTGTTATTTGTCCATTATCAGAATCTACAACACATCCTTGCCACGCTATTGTATGTGTGTCATCTATATAGTCTTTTGTAATTGCAACGACGGAGTCAGTAGCTAACCCCGTCACTGTAACGTCATATGTATCAACCTTCGTCAGGTTCGTGAATATCATCAACTTCGCTTTCTACAACGTCAGGTTCATGCATATCAAATTGTGCCATGATAACATCTAAGTATCCATTATCATTGCGTTCCCATGCCTTACGGAACATTTTGTAGACTTCACCAGTCTCTTTATCAATATACTCTAAACTATTTCCGCTCTTTGTCAATACCGAATGCCCTTCAAAGAAGTCAACTAATCCACTGTATGGGTTCATACCAGTTTCATATGGAATCTTAATTTGCACAGATTCAAACGGCTTGGCATAACGTGATTTGACAACCTTACAAGCTGCACGAATGCCGTGTACTTGGCTTGTCTTTACACCATCTTCATCTTCTTTAAGCTTGAGTTTCTTGATTGCGACTACGATTGAACTAGCAAACACCATTCCTTGTCCGCCTGAGATCTTGTCATCAGGGTCAAACATATCTTGGCTTTGGTATGTGTGGTTTGTTGCCACAAGTCCAATGTTTAAGTCACCAAACATGTTGACACAGTTGGTTACGAGTGCTTTAAGCTGACGTGGTTTACGTCCCATGTCGCCCTTCATCTCGCCCTTTTCAAACTGTGCTAAGTCTGTTGGACTCATAAGCATACCTAAACTGTCAACTACAAACAACACTTCAGGTCGTTCGTCAATGTCAACATCACCATAGCCTGCGCGATATTCTGACACAAAGTCAGCAATGACTTTTGCAACGTCATCAATCATAGCCATGTTGAGTTTAAGTAGTTTGTCTTCACTTGTATCAACGTCAAGTGCATGTAGCCACTTTTCGTCTAGTGCGTTTTCACTGTCAATTAAGACAACAAAAATACCCATATCTTGAGCGTGTTTTACCAAGTTGCCTGAGCAAATAAAACTCTTACCGCTGCCGCTTTCACCAGCAAACATTGTTACTTTGCCTAGTGGAACGCCTTTGTTAAAGTCTCCTGAAATGAGTCTGTTTAGTGTGTAATTACCTGTTGAGATCCATGTCTTAGGGTCTCTGAATCCAACTGATAGTCCTTTTACACTTTTAGTAATACCTTTGCGAAACTTCGCAACGTCAAATGCCTTAGCCATACTTCTTCCTTCTATAAATTAAAATGGATGGGGCTCTTGCCCCATCCTTAGTTTTGTGTGGAATTAGCTGGTTTCTTTACGTGCGCGGATTGCAGCTAGAATGTCTTTTGCATCCTTGCCGCCGCCGTCCGTAGTAGACTCAACTGGTGGTGTAAGTAGATCAGCACCGTCATCGCTGTCATCTTCATCAACTGCTGGCGCTTTGCTAACACTTGGTGCCTTAGGCTCTTCAGCCTTAGGCGTTTCGCTGTGGGCGGAACGATTGCTTGAACCGCTGTTTGGTGCTTCTACGCCCCATGGACGGTAAAAGTCTGCAAAGCGCTCTGGATCGTAAAGCTCTCCGTCTACGCTAGCTTCAAACATGTTAAAGATAGCTTGTAGCTCTTCTGCGTTAGGCTTCTTAGGCATAAAGTCATTAAGGTTGTAATGTCCATGCTCAGCAATAGCGTCACGCTCTGCTTGGTTCAAGCTGCGTTCTTTACGTGCCCAGCTTGATGTTGTAAAGTCGTTGTATTGACCTTTCTTAGTCTTCGTAATACGGAAGTCAACACCCATATCGTAGTCAGTTGGCATATGATCACCAAAATCTGGATCCATAAGTGCTGCTTTGATTACGTTGTGAATTTGTGTATTGATAATGAAACGTCGAACTGGATTCTCAGGTGTTTCTTCTTCAACGAACGCACTGTTAACAATGAGTCCTTGATATAGATAGCTACGCTTCTTCCAGTATTTGCGAGCCATATCTTCCATGCTAGGGTCCTTGAACCAAGGGCGGATTTCTTCATGGATTGGGCACTTCTGTCCGTCCCACATCTCAACGCATGGTACTTTGACCGTAACAGGCTTACCTTCGTCCTGTCCTTTAACACCACTAAATGTGAGGTTAATCATCTGACGTTCACGCCAGAAGAAGTCATTTGACTGATCGTCGTCAGCCAAGAACCTGATTGTAGATGTTTCGTTTTCGGGGGTGTTCCAATGTGCGTAGAGTGCGTTGTCGCCGCCTGTGCTACCACCTTGATTTTTTTGCTTCGATTCTTGCTGTTGAAGCTTCGCGCGGATTTCTGCTAGAGTTGCCATATTGATATTCTCCTATAATAGCCTATATTTGTTACCGGTATTCCGGCTTAAGTTTTGCTCTATAATCAAGCGAGTTACTTTTTACGTAACTCCTTGAATCTACACTATTTTTCGGGGTCTGTCAACTAAGTAATTGATTAGACTCCGAATAATTTGCGTACATCGTATTTAGCTAAAGATTCAGCAATTTTGCTCAATTCTGACTCTTCAACGTCAATTTTTTCTTCACCAGTATCTTTTGCTTCTGCAACTGTGCCTTGCTGCTTAACTACGTTGATAGCTGACATAGCCATGTTAACGTGCTTGTTGCCTACAGATGCCAAGTTCTCTTCTAGCTGTGCTAATGAGTTTGACAGTGCTTCGTTCTGCACTTTAGGTGCCAAATATGCTGCCCATGCTGCAACTTCAGATATCTTGTCTTTGTAAGTACGTGCTGATGGGCTCTCAGGATCGTCGTCGTCACATGCCTCTGCAAGTGCAAAGCCGCCTGTATTGTTCATAACCTGACGTGCAAACTCAACAATGCGTGATTCGTTAGCTTGACGGGCGCGGAGTGTTTCAATAACACGCGCTACGTATGGTAGGCTGTCTGCAATGCTTTCGTCAAAGTATGACATAGTGGTTGCATCTTTTAGCTCGTCAATGCGTTCTTGTGACACATCCTCGTTCTCTTTAGTGAAGCCTTCCATCTGTGCTTTATAGCCACGTGGTGTAGACATGCTCTTTAGGCTACCGCGTAGGTTGCCAATGTGTGCAGTGATCTCCTCGCCAATCTGCGCGTCTTCAAAGAAGTCGTTACGCTTGTTCTTGCGGCTAAATGTCTTAAGCTGGTTGAGCTCTTCCATAATGCCGTAAATGTGCTGGCCAAAGTCATCAAACGGTGCGCCACCTTCTTGTACGTGACGTGCCATAGCTTTAGCTGCGGTGATGTTTGTGCTAGGAAACTTGAAGCGCTCGCCTTCTGCGTTCTCAATAAAGATGCTTTCAATCTGACGTGTACGCGCTCCGCGCTTCTCCTCGTCGACAGTGCGCTTGTGCTTAACAATAATACGTGCGCTTTCTAGTTGGTTTACACTCTTACGTGCAGAACCAGTCCAGCCGCTAAAGCCTTCGTTTACGCTTTCGTTTTGTGCCTTAAGATCTGTGCTGCTAACATGATGGACGCCACCGTTACGGCCCTGGATGACCCAGTCGCCTTTATGCCTACCAATAATTTTATAAAAACTACCGCCGAACTCTACTCGTTCACCTTTAGTGAACTCATACTTTCCACCAGCATTGCCGCCTGGAAGTTTACCAGCTGGACCTCTTGTTTTGTCACTACGGTCACCATATTTTTTCTCTGCGTCAGGAATCCAAGGATATCCTTTTTTCAAACGTTGTGTAGACGGATCTGCTTCTTTTGATCGGCGACGGTTTGCTGTCCAATCTGCTTGATCAGAACCTGCACGGAATGCTTGGTCGATTTCATCAGCTTCAGCACCTTTTTTCTTGGTCTTACCAAGCATTGCCAATGCTCGTTGCTGAGATGGCGTCATATTCGCCTTGGCTAATTTTCGTATTCCGCTAGGAGTAGGGGCTTTCTTAACTGTTTGTGCTGCGTAACGACCGCTTCCAGTACCTGTAGCATCATAATCAGTTGTTATTGCACCTTGCTTCATTGCTTTTTGCTTTGGTGTCAATTCATTAATCCGCTCAACTTCATTCATTGCTGCATCATATGCTGATTCAGTCACTGACTCATCTACAACGTCCTTAAGACGGTAGTATTCTTGTTCTTTTTTGTCGTTTGCTTTCCAAGCTTTGCCGGATGCTTTTGCAGCTTTACGCTCTTTAGATAGTGTAGCTAGCTTGCGCTGTGCATTATCGTGCCGGCGTTTCTTTTCAGACGCTGTAAAACCTTCGTTTACGCTCCATGAAATTTTGCCGTTACGCAATGTGCCGGTTCTGCCGTCAGGTTCTAGATTGTCGTCTGTTGCAACTAGAACTAATTCTTCTGTATCAACGCCGTGTTTGGACGCAAGTTCTTCTATTGGTGCTGTCAATGTTCCGTTCATGCCCGGATAGCCGTCATCTTTACCAACTAGCTTACCGTTCACATATAGCTCTAGCATATAAAAGTCGTCACTGTAATCGTAGGATACTTTCATTTCAGCTGGTGCGTTTGTGTATGTTGATTCTTGTACTTTATTTTTTGCCATGTATGCGAAGTCCCTTGGTTCTATTGATTTGCCAAATGTCTTGACCGTGTACTCAATAATATAACGGTTAGCTAAGTTGCGAATTGATGATAGCATTTCTTTGACAGTTTTAATGTCTGTGTCTTTGCTGAGGTTTACTACAATTTCATTTGTAGTTTCGTCAACAACATAGTTGACCATCATCTGCATATCTTTTGCGTAGAAGCGG